TAGAATTGCGTAAGTTAACAAGGAAGACTGGCGTCCCAACTGCCGACTTTGACGCAATACCAGTAGAAGAACATATCAGCACGGCAATAGAGGCAAGCGATAGTGATGTATGGTCACAACCTACAATCCCTTATAATGCAACTTACCCTTACAATCATGTATTTGAATCAGAGAGTGGACATATAACGGAGATTGATGATACACTAGACAACGAGAGGTTGTTTACGGCACATAGAACAGGCACCTCACAAGAGATTGACAAAGATGGTAACCAGGTCAATATAATTAAAGGCGACCATTATAACATAGTATCAGGCAAAAGGCAAGCGATAATAGAAGGCAATTTAGATTTAACAATTGGTGGCAGGCATAAGATATACATTAACAAAGATGGTCAAACAAATAATCATTACGATATACAAGTAGGTCCAAACGCCAGCGTAAATATACAAATAGATAAAGGCGATATGAATGTCGTATTAAAAGATGGTAAGATGAATACCAATGTAGCTGGCGATTACAATATGAAGATAGGTGGTAATTACAATTTAGATGTAAGAGGTGCTTATTCAGAGACCATTAACGAAACCAAAACATCTAATACAAAAGAGGCAGTCTTGCATACAGGCTCGTCATTTAAAGTCAAGGCAAATAGAATAGACCTTAACGAGTAAAAAACCATGGTGGAAAACGCTATTGTAAAAGTAAAGCGAATCGCTAAACTATAAATGCAATAACATCCAGCAAACTTATTCTTAATGGTTAATAACTCTTTAAATTTTTTTTCGTGGAAATTTTTTCGTCTGGAAAGTCGCTAGGGCTGGCCTTCTCAATGTATTTCTTATAATAGATAGTTAATGGATTATTAGGTTGGTAACCGTATGGTTCTCTTTTACACTTCTTCTTTTGACGCTTGTTCATCAAAGCTATATTTATAATAAATACAATAGAATGATACAGAAAATGTACTACATCTCAGGATGTCTGGCCATTCTTATGGCAATCACCTCTGTATCATTATTCATTATACTTTAGTGTCAAGGACTCTATTCTTATATATATCGGTGTGCGTTCTCCAGAGGAAGCTCCATATACCTAGGAAGGCACAATTCTAAATAATACAATGGACTTACAAGATGAGAGGCCTCCCGATAAGGGCAGGCAAATCAGAAATATTGTAATAGTATTCTTTCTTTTTTACTTTGTTACTTATTGTACGGTAAACAAGTTAGCGTCGGACTCGGATTCTCTTAATACCTCAAAGTTTAAACATAATGTAGATAACTACCGATTATGTACTTTGGTCGTTTAATCGGTTTATGTCCAGCGTGTAGATATGTCCATGTGGGCGGAAACATTAATAGTTTACCTGCCTTTGGTTGGACGACCTTGTCGTATTCACTAAACGAAGTTTGACCACCAAAGCATTCATTTAAGTATAAAAAGAATACAAGAAATCTTTTTGCTGACGCATAGTCGCCTACATCCACATGTTCTTTAAATTCATCTTTGTTATTTGGTAGATATCGTTTAAATCTTATTTCTTCAAAGCCAAACTTATCTGGCCATTGTTTATCTTTTATATTACAATCTTTTTTATATCTATCAACATATGGTCTTAATGTAGAATATAAACCACCAACCATATTCTTCCAATCTTCATGTTGGTTAATATTGATTTCTGTAAAATGTCTATGATTATCTAAATCTGTGGATACTTGTTGGTCTTTATTGGCTTCAAATTTATCTACCAATGCTTGACAATGTTTTTTGGGCAATACATTATCATATACTTTTATATACTTCTTCATAACTTATATTACCACATATTTATATAATTGTCAATGGCCTACTAAATAGTGGCATGCCATATTACAGAGAACACCCTCTAAACATAGACATTGACAAACTAGGTAAATGTTACTTTGATATTAAAAGTAAACTTGACTTTAAATCAGATGATAAAAGTTTAATTGACTTTAATGCTATTTGTGTCAATAGAATACCAGATGATGAAAATTCTATAACAGGCGGTAATATTCGTGGTCTATATTGGACTATGCCTGATACAACTAATCACGAAGAACAAAGATTAGAGCCTATTAAAGAATCTTTATATACTGAAATATGTCCTGAATTTAAAAACACTTATGTTGAAGAAGTGTATAATCTAATTAACAAAAGGTGGAAAATAGGTAGAGTTAGATTTCTAATGAAACCACCAAGAACATGTTTATCATGGCATAGGGATCCTGAAATGAGATTACATATTCCTATTATTACAAACAAAGGCTGTAAAATGGTAATTGAAAATGAGGCGTTTCATATGCCAGCAAATGGTAGTGCATACTTAACTGATAACAGACAGTATCATAATTTTTTTAATGGTAGTGAAATAGAAAGAGTGCATTTAGTAGCCACCGTTTTACAATCTAATTTAGATGATATGTATTTACATGGAGAAATAACAAATGATTAAATTATCAGACAACGCTTATAAAAGATTAAACGAATTAAGAAATAAAAATAGTAAAAAATTTGTTAGACTAGATGTAAAAGGTGGTGGTTGTGCCGGTTTTAATTATGAATGGTCTTTTGCAGATGAAGAAACTAGAAATGACGCTGTGATAGATGATGTATTAATTGTCAGTAGAGATTACGAATTATATCTAATGGGTTTAGAATTAGATTATACTTATGATGATTTTGAATCTATGTTTAAATTTAATAATCCTAAAGCTACAAGTTCTTGTGGCTGTGGTACTTCTTTTGCAATTTAAAAAATGTTAATTGGTCGGAGTGGTAGGATTTGAACCTACGACCCTTGCGTCCCAAACGCAATGCGCTACCAGGCTGCGCTACACTCCGGTAATTTTATCTGTAATAAACTGAAAAAGTATCAGCGAAGTTCATATGACAAAATGATTGAGGTCTATTGTACATATAACCATTTGGCATAGTCTTTGATATACCTCTATATCTGTATCTTATTTTCTTTGCATTTTTTTGAGCAGATACCATTTTAAAATATTTTAAGTATTTAATTGGTATGCCAGAAGCAATACAAGACCCTTGATATTTAAATGGGTCTATCATATGTTTTAGTATTAATGGGTTTACAACCCTTTCAAATACTTTTCTTTGTTTTGTTTTCATAGTGTTTCCTTATTTTAAGTATAATGGACCAGTCCATTGTATTGGGTATTGACCGGCAAGAACATTACCTCTTGCAGAGTTTAAAGCAGGTGCATTGTAACCAGCGGCTTTCAATATATCACCTTTCTTGAAATGTTTAAAGTCTTCTTTTACAATAAAACAAAAAACACCAGTATCTTGTACAATCTTAATGTACTTCTTACCTTCTTTGATTTTTGTTTTAGAATCCCAATTATCAGTTTGTTCTAAACTGTAACCAGTTAATTCTTTTTTACCGTAATTAGTTGACATTGCAACATAGTCAGCTTTTGCACCAGCCATTAAGAATTTTATTCCTTCTTCTAGTGTTTCACATTTTTGAGATACTTTTATCATAGTTATTGTCCTTTTGTTAAATTAAGATTTGATTGCTACTAAACCACCAGATATAAAAGTTATCATACCTGTTAGTGCTAGAAAAAACATAGTCAATAGTGAGTTTGCGTTTTCCATACATTTTCCATCACAATCACCGGCAGCGCCAGCCATCATAATAAGACCTAATGTGATTAATATTGCAGAAATTATTGTTTTCATAGTGTTTGTTTCCTTTCTCATTTTACTAGTCCAGTATACCACAACTAAATATAGAAAGCAAGCATAAAATTCAAAAAAATGGCGAAAAAAACCCTTATAAATCAACGATTTTTAACTTTTTTTGTTCTAGTTTTGTTCTTTTTGTTGAATTCTTGCAGTTTTTCAACAAAAAATGAACGATTCGAGTGCAAATGGTCACCTGATTATGAAAAAATTGGCGAATCAGCGTTAGATTCTCTTGATGATATGCGAAAAATACAAATTGAGCAAATGAAAGCAGCTTGTAATTTT